CCAGCGAGGTCATAAGCGACCAAGTTAGGCATTGAACGACGGATTAAGCTGATTAGAACTGGATCGAAACCAGCAACTGGACCAGTAGCAACTGAACCAGTTCCAGTGTTTGAAAATCCACCAGTACCAGCTGAGTTGGTTGGTCCTTCATAGAGGAACTCACGCTCTTCTCTTAAAAATTTTTCTTGGTTTTCTAGCAGGACTGCAGTTACCATTCTGCGATGCGAGTCTTTGATTGTATCAAGACCCTCATAGTTTAGAAGTGGTGCCCACTTTTCCTGCAATTGTTCTGCATTGAACATTTGCATTTGTTTTGCCTCTTTTGGAAATTTGTTAGTTTGATTTATGATTTAAAAATCACTTTTTTGAAACTCTATTCAGAGTCTGGAGATATGATTCCATCAAACCAGAAACTGGTTGATTGTAAGTTGAACCTTCTTCAGTTAATGTTTCTGAATGATCTCTTTGAGTACCAGCATTCTTTGGGAAATAAGCTTCCTTCAATGTTACTAGTTTCTCACGATATTCTGCTTCACTTTCAAACTCAACACTTTCTGCTAGAGAAGCAAGTTTATCCTTCTGTGAAACTGCAAGTCCCTCAGAAATATCACTGAAAATTACATCAGCAACTGATTCTGCTAGTTTTTGATTAAGAGCAACGTTCTTTGAAATTTGCTCATTGAGTTTTGTCTCCATTTCATCAAGTTTGTCTACCATACTCTCAAGTACATCATATCTATCTTCAGGGATTGTTACATAATGTTCTTCAAAAAGTCCTTTCAGACCAGAAAGGAACGATTCAGTCATTTCTGCCTGAAGTCCTCTTTCTACTGAAAGTGCATTTTCCTGCATCCATTCATCGGATACATACTCAAGATATGAATCAACTCTTTCAGCGAGTTGAACTTTCATATCTTCAACTTGCTCAATTAATTGAGCTTCATAATGTGCTTCTAGTGATTCTTGAATTTCAACAATCTTTGAATTGATTGCTGACTCAAAGATAATTTTTGCTTTTTCTCTGAATTCTTCAGAAAGATCTTCTCCACCTAAAAGAGCATTGACATCTTCTTCGATGTCATATGCTTCCTTCATAGGAGCATCTTCTTCCTCATCCTCTTCGTCTTCTGACTTTTTGGACTTTTTATTTTTCTTTTCTTTTGCATCTTCTGCATCATCTTCTTCACTATCTTCATCTTCTTTTTCTTCTGCTTCGGAAAGAAGATCTTCATCTTCGAGTTCTTCCTCTTCCTTCATAGACTTCATTGCTTCAGCAGGTTTTGCACCTTTATTGATAACGTCCTTAACTTGCTTAAGCGTTGCGCCAGGAGTTTTTAATTTTGCTGAATCATCGTCAGATCTATAATTTTCGGGGGTAGGACCACCAAGATCTTCCCAACTGCCAGTTTGACCAGCAACTGCTCCTGCATCTAATTTCTGCATTGAATCGCCTGCCTTTGCGTTAGCATTTACAGCAGTGCGAGATTGTGAAGTGCCTGTTTCCATTTCTTGTAAATTGTTACCACGGGACATTTGAACTCTCCGATTAAACCTGTGTTAAATCTATATTTATTTATAAATTATAAATTTGATAGAAATTCGTTGAACAGATTAAGTTTCTGTTCATCTAATCTCTTCTGATCAACTAATGTATTTATTCTTCTTTGAATGTTACTTGCATTCTTTTCTCTTAAAATAGTTCCTTCCCAAATCCATTCTTTTCCTTCCATAATTCCATTCACAAAAGCATCTGGTGCAGAAGGATCTGCAACAATATCGGCAGCAGTAGCAAGCATAAAATCTTCACCAACAACTTTGTGTCCTTCATTCGTTTGAATTAATGAACCAACACCACGAGAAGAAACCCCAAGGGTCACACCTTCACCAATAAGTGATTGTGCAATTTTACCCATAGGAGTAGAAAGAAGTTGTGATCTTCCCTTAAAATTATTTCCTTCACGAACAAGTGAAGTAATTTTATGAGAAACACGATCTAAATTGATGGTTGGACCGTCTGGATGTCCAAGTTCACCAAGAGCACGACCTTTTTGAATAAAAGATTCATTATAACGATTTACTTCACGGTCAAGAATATCTACTGGATATTCTCTCCCATTGCGATTTTTCATATTTCCTTGAAGATAGATACCCTCAATGAACATTTTCTTTTCAGCACCCTTTCCTTCAACAATAAATTCAACTTTTTGTACTTCTTCTGTGATAAGTTTCATTTTTATGCGTCTCCAGTAATTTGAACTTGTTGATAATATAAAATTCCTGCTCCAGCTCCATATGCAGATATTCTTATAGATTTTCTCAAATTACCATCAGTAGAGAATGCAGTTACAATTCCTGATGTGCTAGTGGATACAGTAATTCTTGTTGAATAATATCCAGCAACTCCACTTGTTGTATCAATTGCTGTAACAGGTTGATGGGTAAAATTGTAATATGATTGTCCAACAGAGGTTAAGGTTACATAATCTCCAATTACAAATGGAGATCCTGTTCCTTCTGGGAAAGTAATTGTAGTTGTAGTACCGGTACTAATCCCAATAACTCTTTGTGATGCTGGACTCAATGCAAGAGTTGCAGTTCCTCCTGAAGGAACATAGTAATCTGTTGCTGATGCTGTTGGACTTGTTCCAATTCCAATAAAGGCTCCAGCAGTTGCTACAACTCTTAATGCTTTTGTTTGAACCGATAATGTAGATGAAGTTGTTGCAGATCCAGAAACAACTGCAATAGAACTACCAAGACCAACTGGTTTGTGAACTGTCATTACTCTTCTTCCTCTGTGTAATCTTCATCTTCATCGTCATTTTCATCATCTTCATCAGTTTCTGAATCTTGTTCACCAAAAAGACTAGCGGAAACTTGAGGTCTTACCGCATCAACTCTTTCTGCACTTTTTGCAAAAAGAATTTCTTTAATTTTATCTGTAATTTGTGAAGGTGATTCATCAGAAACAATCATATCTAGTAGATCATCCATACTGTTTTAATATATAATAACTAAAAACTATTTATATCTCTCCACCTTTCGGCATTTGAACTTGCGTTGCCTTTGCTTGATTTTCTAATCCTGGTTCCATCATTGGTTGTCCCAAATCCATAGAACCATTCATATCTTGCATAGGCATTCCAGTTGTTGGATCTATTGGTTGATTGGGATCTGGAATAATACCATCTTCAATCTCTTTTTTGATCTGCTTATCAATTTCTAACATTTCTGTATCAGACTGCTTCAATACTTTAGTTCTGATGTATTGTGCGGAGAAATATTTTCCAAGATATGGTTCCATTGCTGCAACAACACCCAATTGATCATTTAAAAGTTCATTCTCCTTTAGATTTGAAAAATGATTATCATAAACATAATCATATTGAATATGGTCATTTAAAATTTGCCAATCTTCTGGAGTAACAATATTCTTTAAAATAAGTTGAGTTTTCAACATATCATTGAAAACTCCAGAAAATCTTTTTCTAAGTCTTCCTACAAATTTTGTAAATTTTAATTCATCTCTTAAAATTTCTGAAGATCTTCCTAAATTAAATCCACCACCACCAACATCAATTCTACTTGATGGAACATTTAAAGATTTATATAATTTCTTTTGGAAATATTCAATATCTGCAAGTTCTCCAAGATTTTGTCCACCAGGAAGAGTTGTGATTTCAGTTCCACGACCACCTTCTCTACGTGGCAACCAAAAATCTTCCAACATTGCCATATGCTTACGATCATCACGAATTTCTCCAGTATCAGCATTATAAACAAGTTTATTGCGATAACGATTCATTACATCACGCAAATATTGCTCTGCTTTAATCTTAGGGAGATTACCAACATCAATGTAGAATATACGACGTTCTGGGGCACGAGAAAGTCTATAAATGACTAAACTATCCTCAATCATTCTTAATTGATTCAGTGCCTTAATTGCTTTGTGTAGATATGAAAGAATTGTTTGTTTGTTTCTATCTACCAATCCAGAAGTTACATATGTGATTGAATCTTTTGCAATTTTTACACTTTTTGATTCATTTCTATAAGTGGTTGTTCCACCACTTGAAGTTGGGCTATTTGGATCATACAAATAATATTCTTCAATTTTTGGTGCTTGATATTGCTCTAAACCTTCTTTGTTTACAAACATTGAAGGTTTATTATTTGATGTTTGTTCTGCTTTACGAATAAATCTAATTTTTAATGGATCAATAAATCTTATTTCTTGAATCCCAGAACTGGGATCTTTCATATCAATTACTTTGTGGTAAAAGATTCTTCCATCTACATACCAATTTCTAAAAATTTCGTGGGACTTTTTGTCAAAGTCCATTACCTCTTTAATATATTTAAACTCGTCTCTAATAATGGCTTTTAATTTATCTGACGCTGGAAGATTTGATAGATCAATTTCTACTGGAGAATCATTTAAATCCGATACGATTGCTTCATTTACTACATCTTCAATAGCACTATCACACTCTGGATGAAGAGACATCTCACGATATCTCCTAACCAAATCTTGTTCATTTTTATATACTCCTTCAATATCTACATATTGCCCATAAAATCCACTAGAAAGATAAAAATCTGACTTATCTTCATCATTAGGGGCAACTGGAGAAATAAGTTTTTTGGACTTATCGTCTCCAGTATTCTGTATTTTAAAACCAAATAATTTAGCCATCAAAAATTTAAATACTTTTTAGTATTTATAATCCTGTTCCAAGTTGAGTATTGCCATCATTATCAAGAGCATCCCACCATTGAACTTGAAGATCTACAGTAAATTCTTCAATTGTATCTGAAGAATCATAAGAAAGTGTAATGTCACTTACTGCAGTTGGGAATACCCCATAAAACTTATATTGTTTTAAAACAGGAAGGGTAGGATCGGATACCGGAACATTTCCATTAAGTCCTGCTCTTCCAAGTTGTTTGACAAGAGCATCTCGTTGATATGCAAATGGATCAATCAATCCAGCATTATCTTCATGTTTATTGATTATGTTCATCCATCTTTCAAATGAAGTTCTGATATTGAAATCAATATCATTAATGACAGTAATGGTCCAAGGGTCAAATGTTCTGTCACCAGCAATTTTAAGATTTCTTCCTCTAAAAGGAACATCAATAATACCAAGATTTGATGCTGGAAGAACTGCTGCTTTAACTAAAAATCTAGTAGAATCAGATAATGAATCTGCAGTAGATCCCTCTGGAATTGAAATTGCTGGAAAATTTAATTCACATTCAAATAAATTAGGTCTCGCCCCACCTCCAAGCATTCTTCCCTTGAATTGCTCAAGGGTTCTATCTTTTGTATTTGGATTGTTCGCCATTGTTTTTTACCTCTAGTTAATTAAACGTTTCCAATGACTTCTTCAAAAC